GCCGCAGTCGTGCAGCATGAGTACGTTGCCAATGCCTACGAAGCAGTTGGCACCTTGGCCGGGTGGGCTGTTGGTTACGCCCAGCGCCGGGTGTCACCCGCATATACTGCCGCTTCCGGTACGTTGCGGCTCATGCTCCACACGTCACGCGCTGCGCTTGGCGCCCCCGACCCGACGTGCCGTTACCGCGTTCCAAACGCCACAACGCACATCCACATGCAGCATGACCTCCACTTGTATGGCCTTGGTGTCGGCACTGCCGTTCCTATGGTGTTCGCTGCCAACCTCACCAATGAGGCTGTGGCCGTCGCCAACCGGCAGTCCATCCCCGCCCCGTACGACGTTACTGCCGTCGAGCGCTTGCTACAGTTCACGCTCGACAACTTCAACGACATATTTCCGCATTGGGCTGACGATGGTCTGTTGCCCCCTGTGCCGTTCGCCGAGTGGAATTCTCGCTTTCCTGCCGGCGTCCAGCGGCAACACATCAATGCCCTACAGAACGTCACATCAAATTCCTTTTCTGAGCGCCACCTGTGGCGCCGGGGCGGGTTCGTCAAGCGGGAAAAGGGCAAGAACGCCTCGGCCGCCGGTGGCCGCGACTCCGAGCCGCGTTTGATTTCTTCGTCGTCCCCCGAGCTTAACGTGCTTATTGGCCCTTGGACGCTTGCGTTTTCAAAGTGGCTTGCCCGAGTGTGGAACTCTGCGCACTTTATTACCTACACCTCTGGTATGACCGCCGAACAGATCGGTGCGTGTGCGTCGCGACTTGAACACTATACGATCCCTGTCGAGAACGACTGTTCGCGTTGGGATGCCACCATCAACCAAGATATGCTGCGCATTGAGTATGAGGTCATGCGACGCATGGGTTCCGACCGCTATTACCCGTACTCGTTCCCACTTAGTGTCCATGATATTTACTTACGGACGCTCAAGGTGTATGGGAAGACGCGGTACGGTGTGCGGTTTACCAGCCGCGGGCGTCGGCAGTCGGGCATGCCCGACACATCCAGCGGCAATTCACTTCTCAACGGCCTTGCCCACCTCGAAGCCTACACGTCTGTGTTCGGTCATCGGGTCGCCGCCATTCGCCGTGGCACCGTGCCGTACCATGTCATGGTTCTCGGCGACGACAATCTGTCCCAGTGGCCCGCCCCTGCGCGGCCTGAGCACACGCCACCACGTGTTAATGCAACCGTGGCTCGTCTCACTAGCCTCGGCTTGCGTTCCAAGATGATAGCCCGCACCACGCTTGATGCCGCGACTTATTGTTCCGCGTTGTTTTGGCACACTGACGGCGGGCGGGTTCTCGGCCCGCTGCCCGGACGACAGCTCGCCAAGATTGCCTGGACGCATCAACAGCAGCGCCACCCGTTACAGTGGGTTCGCGGAGTCGCTCAGGGTTTCGCGCGCGACGCCGCCTTTGTGCCCATGCTCAACGATTACATTGCGTACTCCCTCGATGCCACGTCCGGCCATCGTGCCGCAAATGTCGTCGAGGAACGGCGCGCCCGCGCACATTACTGGCACGAGGCCACTCCTGCCACCAACGCCCAATTCCAGGTGCGGTACGGTGTTGCGCCTGATGCACTCTTTTCCACGTTTCTGTCTGGCCAGTGCATGCCTGGCCTTTACAACCACCCTATCGTCCAGGCCATGGTCGCCATTGACACCGCTGATAGTTTTACACGCATTCGTAGCCACTTCGCTGGCGATACCCGCGTGCTTTCGCCCGAGACGGCTTGTGTCGGTGCCAAGTGGCCCATTTACACGCTTGTGCCATTGTTCGAGGAAGTCATGTCGCATGCCGTACCCCCGCTGCGTATAGTCTTTCAGGCTATTGACACCTCATCCAATCTGCTCAAGCGCGGGCCCGTTGCGGCTATCTTGATCTTTTGCCTGCACATGGGTTTCCAGGCTGCCCCACTCAAGCTGTCCCTTGCTATGCACATGCTTTGGAATTTTACCGTGTGTGTACTCGTGTGTGATCCTAGCGTTGCACGGGGCCTTTGAGCTCCCGGGAAAACATCCTCATCCCTCATCCAACGCTGGCATTTTTACTGCGCGACCACGCTCCTGATCCAACGCAAGCCCCGCCCGCCTTTCTTAAACCCTTGGCTACCGCTTGGGGCTACGTAGACCGTGCACTCCGAACTACTGGTATTCCGCAAGCAATAGTACGGGCAACTCGACATCCAAACGAAACTCGGTCCATCGACGCTGCCTTGATGGCCAAACAAAAACGAACTGC